GGCCCATTTAAGCCGTCAATCTTGTCGGAACCCGGATAATGTGAATCTGTAGCATGTATAAATGCTGCTTGGTTCAAACTTATTCGCTTTCCTGCGAGATTATTGCTGATATACTCCCACCGCGCCTCCGTGTTAATAACACGGTCTAGCCATGGAAGTCCTACCGGGCTCCTTGGATCAGCTAAACATGGTAACGAAACCATGCATTCTTTGCCTACAGCTAGGGGATAGAGATTATCTCAATCACCTGTGGCTCTGGAAGAGGGGCTCGTGTAGTACCGTCGGTCAATGATTATAAGAGATATGGGGAAACCCATTACCTCATCCCTTTATTGGGTTAGTCAGATTCCGTAACGCTTATAAAGCGAGTGAGTACTCCAAAAGCACAGCAAAAAGGTATTTCTACCTTAGTGTTCTAAAGGACGTGTAACAAAGAATGGGTCTTTTAGGTACAGTGATGATTTACACCATTGCGACGGGAGAGAAACCCGGGTTCGAAAGGACTTATCCTCAAGAATGCCCAAATTTCGCTTCGTGCATGTTTGGAAACAATCAGTGGGACCCAAATATTTATCATAAATGACAATACTTAGATCTTTTTACCTAAATTTCCTTAGTTATTGGGGATATACCGTGGATGTGATTTTATCACTCCTCGATAGTACTTTAGAACTAATTTTCTTAATCTTCTCGTGGAAGGAAAGCCCTTATAATAAAGAGGCTGACCGAAAACAATGGATTAGAGTTAAAGAGTTCGACAAGTACGTTTCCTTTATAACTTGGATGACCGATTCAAAAGAATTAAAGCCTTATTACATGAAGTTTACGGTTCGAGTTGAACGACTAATGAAAATTAACTCTTCGACTTGGGCTTTCGCCTATTTCAAAGAGGTTCTTCGATTAGTAATTCGAGCTCTCGCCGGAACGCCTGAGATCATTTCACCTAATGTTAAAATTAGAGTAAAACGAGATCACTATGGGCTACCGAAAATGATACCGTTTCAATTAAGAGGTGTTTTAAGAATGTATATTGATCACGCCAATTCTGGCGCTCCTCAACAACTTCCTACCTTGAGTTTTCAAGGTCGCCTTAGAGATGAGGATGTACTTATGTACTCCCAAATGTCTACTGCGAAAGCTCCTTTTAACCAAAAACATATCGTCGGAATCTTAACACTATTGTCAATCTTTAGAGTTTTCAAAACAAAAGTTGAACCGGATTTCAGTACTATAACCCTTCCTTTCGGAGGGTTCATACGAAATTTTCCGGGTGAACTTGTTTCTAGAGCATTGCAATTAATGTTTCCAAAAGGTCAAACTCTGAACGTTGGAAGATTTAAACCCTTTATTTCTTCTAATGCAGGGCCAAATGGTAAACTATCAACATGGGCTGCTGGTATAGACGCACTTGCGTTTATCCACAATCCCAAAGTGTTGTTTTGTTTAACCAGATGGATGTATAGACAAAAAGCTTACTTCTATCTAGTTTGGTTGTATTGTATAATAATTTTAATCGGTCCATTTTATTGGATGATTTATTATTTACATCAACACGGAACATGGTTAGGCTGGCTTTTCGCCAGTCCTCTCCATAGTATCTCTCCCAAAATTTGGGATTGGTACCATACCTGGACTACATTCTTTCGAATTGCAGTAGGTAGATTCCGAGGTGAAACAAATCAACTAAACATTGGTAAACTAGGGGTTGTTTATGATCAAGCCGGAAAAGCACGAGTTGTAGCCGCCACAAATTGGTGGATACAAAGCGCGTTTCATGGCCTTCATCAAAACATCTTCAAAGCGTTAAAGACGTTGCCTACAGATGGGACTTTTGATCAAGATGGAGCTTTCGATAGATTTATATCTAAAGTTACTCCAGGAACCACAATGAGTGGTTTTGATCTAAGTGCTGCAACTGATAGACTGCCAATAGACCTCCAAGCCCAAGTGCTAAACGCACTGGGGATTGATGGTGACTTATGGCGCGACATTTTAGACATTGAATGGTATGCTCCTCTAAATAAAGAGGACAAATATATCAAGTATTCCGTAGGGCAACCTATGGGTGCGCTTTCTTCATGGGCAATGTTGGCATTAACACATCATGTTATTGTTAACGTCGCCAGAGTTGTAACTGAAGACAAAGGTGCTGATAAAATTAAGGACCTAAATTACTGCGTCCTTGGTGACGATTTTGTTATTTCTAACGATATCGTTGCCAAAGAATATGTCGCAATAATGGAGGCTCTTGGACTTGAAATTAAATTAGGAAAATCAGTGATCTCTACGAGATTTACCGAGTTTGCTAAGAAATTAAAAGGACCAAACCTTAACTTTACGCCAATTGGACCGGGTGCAATTCTCTCTGCATGTAGAAGCGGATATATGATACCAGCAGTCTTTATGAGTGCTATAGGTTCAATTATCACTTCTCCGCAAGAGGTTCTAGATCTAGTTAATAAAGTTCCTTCAGGACTGGTCGCTCGACCATTCCTTGGGAAATTTATGTCACTAGTTCTGTGGCAACTGTTTAATGCAAAAGGCCCTATGACGAGATATGTCAATAGACTAGGCAGAGATGTAACATCCCTGCTGAATCTAAATTCTGACATGTTCAATCATACAGCCTCCCCAATCTATGTGCATATATTTGACTCAATGAGTTTCCTATATACCAAAGATATGAGAAGCAAGATCGTTGCAGCTAAAACGCCAATGGTAACATTCATTACGAATTGTTTACCTTTATTGGTAAGTTCTAGCCCTTCACTTAGAGTTCTAGAAACCCTAATCAAACCGATTAACCCCGGTTTCTGGGTTTACCTTAAAGAAGCTTTTATTGCACCTATCATCTTAGATGATGCCTGGACTCAAACGTTCGAGACCCTTCCTAACGGGGGGCCTAGCAATTTTGATTCTTACTCTAATTATTGGTCATGTATCCGCCATTTGGCAGATGCTGACAATAGAGTTTCGATTCTCGAGCTTAAATTCACGAAAAGTGAAAATAAGATGCGAGCCAGATACTATCAAGATCTCTATAACGATATGAAGCGAAGATATTTATTATCTGAGCGATATACGTTAAATAGAAGATGGTACGAATAAACTATCTTTGTTTTAAGGATTTGTTCCATTGGATGGGAAATCCAAAGAGTGATTCACTCAAGAATTCCGCGGTAGTTAAACAATGGGAAACTACTTAGCGCAGGGAGGC